AACTCTGCTACTTTTTCTTCTAGACCACTACGATACTTACGTTTGTTGTGTCTTCTTCTCATGCTAAAGATATATACTCTACTATAGGTGGTTCTTTAGCTTGAGATACTTTAGATGGTAGCTCCTGTATGTTATCCCAACAATCATATTTATATTTGCAGAAGTGACACTCTTTAGGTAAGACCATGTTGCCTGACTCTTTTCCTCTGTATGTTTCTGGAATAGGTTCATAGCACCTCTCAAAAGGCTCATCATTATTTATGTAAGCAACAGTTGATCTAACGTCTTTCATTACAGCATCTTTGTCCATCTGCTCGGCTGATACGTACTTGAACTCACCATTGCCTTTGTTGATTACCCACCAACCACCTACATCAGCACCTGTGCCTTCTGAATAGATAGCTAATTGTGGTATGTAACCAAACGCATCATGCTCTGCTAGACTATTATAATTATCAAACTTATGCTTATATGACCAAGCTGATGCTGATTTAACGTCATCAACTTTACCATTTAAAATAAGATCGTATTCGCCTGTAATGTTTTCACCATCTACGTCTAGGTCAATCTTGCCATTATCTTGAAACTCAACTTTCATGGCTCGTAAGATGCCTTTGAATACTGCTTCAACGACATCTCCTAGAAACATATTGATGACAAAGTTAGAGGGCAGATCAGATGCTTTACTAGGCTTGTTCTTATCAAACCATAGTTGGCATTTAGGTCTGCCCAAGTTAGATGGTCTTAGTCTAAACTCTTGTCGTGTTTCCCCTGCAAACTGTCGGTGCAAGGCATCTCGTATATCATTAACAACAGTTTCTATAATGTCGGAGTCCATCTTAGTTTTGTTATTAACAATATCTTTAAGATAGGCTTGAGCCAACAGTTCAACAGGATGGTTCATTAGGCTACCTCAATTTCAGGTAAATCATCGCCCACAATCTGATCAATAATCTCTGCTTCTTCTTGTGGTACAGAGTTACCTCTCTTCTCATCAAAGCTAGTAGTCACATAGCTATTATAATTAGTGATCCAATCTAAGAAAGATTGTAGTGTTTCAGCATCTTCCTTGTTCACATCCATTGACTCACTACGAAGTTTGGCAAGAACTGTATAATACTTGCCACCTGTTTGTAGTTCCTGTACTTCAGTACTAAAATCAATTAAATGTTGTATAGGTAAATGCTTACGTTTAGCTAATGATGTAAAAGGCTCACCTGATGTTTTAAAGCTAGTCCTATTGTCTACTTCAAATATAACAGGAATGTTGGTATCAAAGTTACTGATCTTCTTACCACTCTCGTCAACAGGATTAGTAAGTGTAGCTAAACCAAATATAACACGCACACGTTTGATTGTACGTATAAGCTTTTGCATATCCTCACTAAGTGCTTTGAAGTCTTTGATGTACCCTGCGGGTTTACCACAATTGTAACCACCATGTGTATCTTTGAGGTCTTGATTCAAAGAGTCAGCCATGATTGTTTTGACAAAGTAGCCCGGATTATCTGCATCAGTACCCTGTACATATTTCTTGTACATATACCTCTGCATAAATGGTCTCATTGTTAGTTTGCTACCATAGACAATCTTATCGTCAGGCATTTGTATAGAGTAAGACCCACCTTTGACAACAACAGTTTCTGTTTCCTCGCCATCAATGGTTTTCATGCCCATGATTGGTGCATGAATAATCTTTACTCTAGCTAATGTGGATGTTTTAGTTTCAGATGAATCATCATCATCAGCTACACCCATTATCTTTGCCATTTCGGCATTGTATGTATTCATATTATCTTGTGTTACTATATTGGTAGTCATTATATCCTCACTTTCGACTTTTATAGAATGTATAGTTATACACTAAATTTCTCTCGTGTCAAGCCAATTCTTTCCTATTTTTGATTCTAATAATAATGGTACATTAAAATCAATATCATAGTATTGGTGGATGATGTCGTGCAGATTTTGATTTAGGTGTGCTACTGCCGCTATCACTTCATCCACCTCGTTAGGATGTACATCAACAACGATTGAATCGTGTACTGTGTTTACTAAACAACTCTGTAGATTTCCTAACAATTTCTCAAATTCCAATAAGACTATCGGAACAATACAACCTGTTGCAAAACCTTGAACAGGATAATTCTTAATCATAGTAAAAAAACTTACACTACCATTTCTTCTCCTTTCAGCTAATGGAAATTCGTATTGTCTACCTGATGGTATCGTCACTCTCTTTGTTGCAACTACTTCATCAGCCAACTTTTGATGCCACTTTGCAATTCCTTTATACTTTTCATTAAAATGCGTATAGTACTCTGCTTCGGCTTTCGTTCTGCCATACCCACTTGCGCCGTAAAGCGGAGCAAACGTATGCATCTTAGCTACCTGACGGCTCGTAGGCTGTCCCGCATCAGATATAATCTTAGCAGTATAACTATGCACATCAAAACCTGTTCGCACCTCTTCCATTGCAACCTCATCTTGAGATAGAAATGCCGCCACTCTAAACTCTAATTGGGCAAAGTCCGCTTCAAGTATCTGCCCACCATCAAAACGAGATACAAAAACTCTCTTAACAGGGAATGTACCACCTCGCGGCATATTTTGCATATTAGGATTACGTCCACTAAATCTTCCTGTAGATGTGACATGTTGTGTTAAACCCACATGTAAGAACCCATCTTCTTTTGTAAATGTCTTAATGCCCTGTACAAACGATGACAAGTACGAATCTAAGGCAGATAACCTTTTCACATTAGCTATGAACTTAGCTTGTGGAATTAAGTTATTCGCTGTTGCTTGATTCTGTAATACATCAAGATCACCTTTTGCAGTAGAGAAACCATTAGCACTTACCCAAGATTTACTTGTAGGTTTGAATCGTAGTCCTGCGATAGATTGAGATGGTATCAATAGAAACCCCTCACCCAAACACTTCTTACAAATATTAGGTTTCTTAAATAAAGTACCATCTTTCCTAGTTTTGTATACTTTTTTGTTGCCCTTACACTCATCACATTGTATAGCTTTAGTTTTATACATAGGAACAGTATTCTGTTCAACACATTGATTAAAAGCTTTCTTGTCTTTAATAAAGTGAAACAGTTCTTCTCCCCATACTTTCTTATCAATAACTTTTCTACTGTAAATAACTTGTGATAATTGTTCAGGACTATTCAAATTAATAGGTGTATCTCCCATTAACACTTTCATTTGATCAGACAACTCAAATAGTATATCTGTCTTTTCTTGTTCAAACTCGTTTCGCACTTTCTCTAGCTCCATCTCGTCAACTTTCATACCATTCATGTACATGCGAGTTAGTGTCTTGCACACTTTATTCTTAATATCTAAAACTCTACGCAAAGATTGATTCTCTTGATCTTGGTATCTTTTAAACAATGCCCAATACAGACAACGAGTTACTCGTATATCATCTTTCAAGTAACTACTTAATTCAGCATGTGGTATATCCCTAGTCGTGTAACCTTTTTTGAAGTACTCTTTTAAAGTGCCTGACTTACCATATGGCAACTCATAGCGTTCTGCACACTTCTCTAATGAAGTGCCTTTCTTAACTCCTCTATGCAAGACATACTCAGCTAACATTGTATCATATATATCACAATCAAAATTGAATCCACAATTCCACAGCCATTGCAAATCATGTTGAGCATTATGCATAATCAATAATGAGGCATCCTCAAGTAAGCTCTTCAGTTTGTCAGTACGATCTGCATGCATCTCAGCGTGATCAAAAGTAAATACAATTGGCTCACCACTACCATGTGCATCACCAACACCTACCATTGTTAATGTATTAGTTGGTTCATATGGGTCAAGGTGTAGCTTGCCATCTCTTGTGATTACTGTGTTTTCTACGTCAACTACTAATTTCATTTTGTCCTCAAGGTATATAAAATGATTTCTCTTTATCTAAACGACAGGTAACTGTACCATGCCATCCATTCAACTTATTCTTAGATACAACAATGTGTCTTATATCTGTTTCTTCCTCGCCCTCAAGCATGGGATCTTTAGATAAAAGCAACATCAAATCTGTTTCTGCCGCTTTGCCTGTTTTAGAACCCTCAAGCATGGATTGATTAGGTGTGACTCTGCCCTCTGCTTCCGCAGACAATTGACTCATCCATATAATCGCACAACCATGCAACTTAGCTATGTTCCTAGCATGAATCGCTGCATCTTTCAAGTACACATCAGACTTATCGCTTGTACGCATAGCAAACTTGTCACCCATATCCAACACAACAATGTCAGGCTTAGTTGCTTTGATTGTCAACTCAACATAGTCCATGTACAAACCTGTACAATCTTTGATGGTCAGCCTATCTGTTACTTTTTTGTATAACATACCTGCTTTAGCCGGATTGTTCTTAATTGCTTGCATGTCCATACCTGTTGTTGCAGTTAAGTATCGTGAACCAACACGATGATATGCTTCTTCATTAGTTAATATAATACATCTTGCCCCTTGTTCAACAAAGCCACCAGGACCTGCTATTATTGATGCTTGAAACGATGTTTTTCCTGTGTTAGGTCTTGCACCAATCATAACCAAATGTCCATCGCTGATGCCCTCTATTCTCTGCTTGAGAGTAGGCAAGTTAAACTTCCACTTAGCTTCAAGATCATTAAGACGCAAAAGTGTTTCAATACTTATGTCTTCCCAATTAATCTCAATATTAGGTAGAAAGTCATCATTGTGCTTATGTATTATCTTACGCAAAGGCTCTAATGAATTAGTTGTACCATTCACATAATCAAATCCTATGTTTGCAATCTCCTCACCCAACATCTGTCTGAACAGACTAGATAGAACATCACTTGCTATCTCCTTGTTCATAGGTTGTTGCTTGCTTAATTTAGTAAACAAATTTGTGTAGACCTGTCGATTAGCAGTAGTCATTGTGGGATTGTTAGCCATAAACAAAGCTTGTAATTCATCTACAGTTAAATCCTTCTCATACTTCTTCATCGAATAGTCCAAGACTTGTTTAATCTTAACTATATCTTTAGAAAATATTTTATCAGGTGACTTAGCACCTTTATGTTCATCATAGAACTTCTTGTCCATGAGTGATCGTATTAAAGCCAACTCTGTCATGCTAACACCTCTTTCAATCCTTCTATGTCTTCAACTTTCCTATATTTTATATCATCTGTCAAGGGGTAAGCAGTTACTTCAGGAATATAATTCTTCAACTCCTTTGTGTAAGCAACTGTCTTACTCCTCGCATCAGGGTCTAGGGCAACTACACAATGCTCATACTTAGATAGGAAATCAATGTGTCGATGATTGAGATTAGTACCCAATATGGCAACACCATCAACATTAGGAAAACAATCATAGACTACTAGAGATGACACAACGTCCTCAACTATGATTGCTTTCTTCTTTTTCTCCCACGTATGTTGC